TAACCAGATTCACGCTTTAACGTCCTGTCCAATGATGTGTAGAGCTAACACAGCATCCTTGTCACTAAGGAACAAGAGACGGTCTGTGCCCACTGCTGTGAAGGCAGGGGCTACACCTGCAGCATACTGAATGCCAGCAGGTAGGAGAATGGTGTGAGCTCCCCAGTTGATAGCGTCCACAATCATACCACTAACATTACTTGCCACTAAGTTAGAGAAGGCTATAGTGATGTCACCAGTAGCTGTAAGCTGCTGCATGTCACCGTTGGTGTAGTTGAAGGTGTGTGTACCTGTACCCAGACTAGCATCAGCGATCTGGCGTACAGAGGAGGCTGCTAACACACTGTCAACGAGTGTCTCACCTGTGATGTCAGCCTTGAGGTCTAGCGCTGTCTGTGTAGCTGTAGAGATTGGCTTACTAGCATCTGAGGTGTTATCTACGTTAGTTGTAGCAGCTTGCAGAGCATTAATCTCACTCTCAGCAGCAGAGAAGTTAGAGCGTACACTAGCTGTAGTAGCACTGCCTGCCGTGGGTTTTGTTGCATCAATGGCACTAGCCATGCTTACACTCCCTTAATATATGATAGAAGTTCTATGACGGCTAAGCCTACACCACCTAGAATTGTGAGAAGGAAGAAAGCTCCTTTCCCTCTTTGTAATATCTTGTCCTGCTCGTCTAGTCTGTCTTCGAGCTTGCCTACTGCTGCGGTGTTCCTTTCCAGTTGTACTCCTAAGTATCTCACTGTTGCGATGAGCTCACCTACGTCCTGGTCAGTCATCTCATGGGACATAATGAGTGCCCCCACTGGTAATACCTTCTGAGACAATGCTCAGGCCACCAGCATCTCTGCTCTCTTCTTCGCTCTCTTGTTCTAGGGCTCTGAAGACGTTCTGAAACTTAGCTTCCCAAAACTGGACCCTAGCATCATCTTTAAGGAATAGGGAGGCCTCTATAAGGGCTCCGTACATGATGAGCTCTGGTGTTTTGAGAGAGAGCCAGTTGGTAGCATTACTCTCATCAATGAGCGTAGGCTCTGCGTAATAGATTAGTTCTGCTGTGTATGTCCCATCTGGTGATGGGCCAAAGTAGAAGTTGCCACCAACCTTAGAGAAGTAACGGGGGATGCCTGAAGTACCGCTCTTACGCAAATTGCGTATGGGGGTGCTCTTCATGTCAGCTTGCCCACCAGCTAAGGAGATGGAGAATGTGTAGGTTGACTTATAGTCTGTTGGCACTGTCTCTGTTGTGCTGTCTATCACAAAGGCACTGTCCACAACAAGCATGTCATTAACTCGTAGTTGTCTGAAGATACGTCTCTGTCCCATAAGGATGAGGTCTTCTGTTTGGTCTGTCAGCGAAGTGAAGCCCTCTCTGTTGAGCCATTGCTCAACCTTCAAGGCTATCTCCGTGTAGGTAGTCATTGCCATTACTTAGCTTTCCTCTTAGAGACAGGACGCCACAACTTCTTTGTGGTAGTCTTTAGGTAACGATTCTCAGGGTCTTCAAGCCATCTAAAGAACCTGCGCTTATTCGTTGGATCACTTAGGTTGAATACATCTATGTTCTCTTCCTTCAGTAGTCTCTCTACTGTCAGGAGGTCCAGCGTAGCAGCTGGATGGAATGTCTGGTTGTTGTTAATATATGTGCTGTCTAAGGTGTCATTCTGCATGCGCTTGTTGCGCTCTATAACAGCCTCATCCATACTCCAACTCTTACGACAAGCATACTTTCCTGTATTAACGTCGAAGAAATGTTCTTCTAGTTGCCCTGTCATAGGGTCTATTTCTTTTGATATTAAGTCCATGTGTGCTCCTAGGGAAAGGGAGCTCCGAAGAGCCCCCAGACATTTAGGCAGTAGTCAAGTCAGCTACAATACCAGAAGATGCTTCGTTCTTGGCGGTGAGTGTATACTCAACCAACAACTGCTTCTTCTCAGCATCACCAGTCTTGGCAATGTCCTTCAGCTGGAAAGGACGCAGGGTAGTAACTTCCCACATGTCCTTCTGATATACCAACACGTCACGAGCACGTAGGAAGCGGTTGGGAACCACAGCCATAGTACCGAAGTCACTCACGTAGACATCAACAGCGTTGATAACAGTCTTGTCAGCGTTCTCATGGAAAGTGGTGGTAGCATTACCGCTAAAGCCACTAATAGCACGCTTGTTGAAAGTACCAGCCATGATGATGTCAGGATCGCCACCAGCGGTGAAGATGTCATCAATCACGTTCTCGAGCATAGATTCAGTGAAAGCACGCTGAGTAGCATCAGTGGGGATGTCAGTGCCATCACCTGTAGGAGCTGCACCAGCAGCGTCACGGTTGGTAGCAGCCCAAGACTGGTACGAAGCCAGCTCACGAGCAACAGAGGTAGAGCCTGCAGCCTTAGCGTTAGAGATACCAACCAAGGCATTCTCCATATCACGCTTCATCTCTTTAGAGCGCTTGTTCACCTGGTAAGCCATCTCCTTTGCACGACCAGCACGATCAGTAGCTTCTAGTGTACCAGAAGTAATAACGGTCTTGGTGGCAATTTGGGTTTGGTTGTTCAGGCGAGCCGTAGCTGCTGCAGCTGCGAATGTAGCATCTGCACCTTCAACTGCCTTGTTGTCTGCTACCGCAGCTAAGCTGTCTGTCTGCCATTCGTGCAGAGTAGACTTGGCTTTGCCCGTAGGAGCATTAGACAAGAAAGGGGTGTTAGTAGGACTAATCATGGAGATTAGGTTAGTTAGATCTTCGCGGATACCGACCTGATCGTATGTATCTGTACTTACTGTAGACATAATTTCTTCCTCAAGAAGAGTTGCGTTGGCTTAATTGCCAACTATTGGTTCAATAAATGGTATAAAGCGTCAGTTGCTGCTGCATCGGTTGATGTAGAGCTTCTACGCTGTCCTGCTTTCTTCACACTATCCATACGCTGTGACTGCGCTTTTGCTGAGCGAGTGGTCTTTGTCGCCTGCACCCCAGAGGATAGAGATTTACCAATCTTAGGCTTAACCTTCTTATCATGGGTAGTAGTTGTCGCAGACATCAACTCATCATACTTCTGAGCCTTATCCAGCAATACTAGCTGTCTATGGTCATAGGCTTGGCCTAGCTCTTCCTTAGTGAAACCAATAGAGGCTCCATATTCAGAGAGTTTAGCCTGATAAGCTTTCGCTGTACTTTCATCTAGGAACTCAGGGATTGCTGCTTTGAGCAGCTCTTTCTCAGAATTAACATGTGCTACTAGCTGCCTATGGGCTTCTTCAGCTTGTTGTTGCTGAACCTGTCTGGCGCTTTCACTAACTGCGTTATACTTCTGTTGTGCGGCCATATACAAAGAGGCTTGTTCCTGTGCCTCGTATGGATCACTGTTCCTTAGAGCGTCCCAATCAACTGATGCAAATGGAGCCAGTTCAGCCTGCGCGTGGACTAGAGCTGTCTCATATAGTTTAACTGTTGCGGTGCGTGCCTCATTCAGTTGCGCTATATCTGCTTCGTGTTGCTTGCGTTGTTCCCCTACTTCCTGCGTCTTCTGAGTATAGTCAGATTGACGTAAGTATCCGTTCTTAGCCTCTTCCTCAGTTATCTGAACTTCTTCACCATTGATACTCCAGGTGAATGTGCCCAGGTCCGATTCTTCAGTCTCTTCTTCAGATGCTTCCTCTTCAGACGGTTCTTCTGATTCAGGCTCTTCTGAGCCTTCCTCTTCTTCCCCCTCTTCGCCTTCCAGCTCAGATTCGGGTTGCTCTTCTAGCTCTTCTTGAGGTGCTCCATCGGAGTTCATAAGGTCTACAAGTGCGTCATTAATTGCGTCATTACTTAATACTTCGTCTGACATGCTATACTCCCACTATCACAGATGGTGCTTCAGGTTGGGTGTTCAGTATATCGAGCACCTTATCCATTAGCTTGTACACGGCCCCATAGGGACGGTGTTGCAGTTCATCCAAGATTGCAGCGAGAGTTTCTTTATCTATGTTATGCATTATCTTTGTCCCATTTGGCATTGCGCTGTTCTACGACAGCATGTTCTAGTTTTGTTGTTATGTTT